TTTACGGTTTGCCACAGTTTAGTTTGGAACATAGCGGTGCAATATCGTGGCTAAAGACCCAAGCAAGCGACACAGCAACAAGCGTTCGTGACGGCTTACTGGACAAAGCACGGGACGTTATACGCCAAAATTTAGAGCAAGACGTTGCAGACCCACAGCAAATGCGTGACGATATTGCCCAACTGTTAAGCGACGAAGCCAATTGGCGCATTGACCGTATTGTACGAACCGAATTGGCAACTGCTTATACTAACGGCACAATGACATCGTACAAAGCGTCAAACCTTGTGGACAAAGTGCAGTGGATTATTGCCGACGACGAAAGAACTTGCGAAGAATGTCTTGCCAACGCTGACCAAATTGTTGATATGGGCGACGTGTTTCGTGATGGTTCAGACGAACCGCCAAGCCACCCAAATTGCAGATGTGATGTTATTCCTTATTGGGGCGAAGAAGCCGACAAAGATTACAGCGACCCCGAAATGAGCAAACAGTTCTTTGACTTCAATGCGTTTGATGAAAAGACCAAAGACGAAGTGCAAGACAGCACCCGTGACTATTTCCACAACATATTTCCGCAGTTTGACGGGTTTACTGACACATATACGTGGAAAGTAAGGCTTATGGACGTAAGAGATATTGAACCTGCTGTTGTAGCCGACCCCGACAAAGCAGACAAGTACGGAACTGACATGCTTAACGGCGCTAAATTTCCGCCTATAATAGTTACTAAATTACCAAGCGATAACGTGGCAACAATACTTGATGGCAACCACAGGTATGAAGCTATTACCAACCTTGGTGCAAAAAAAGTGTACGTTTTGTATGGCGTACCGAAAGGCACAGAATGAAATTACCTAAAAGGTTTATAACTAGATACAATGAGTTGCTCAAACAGGGCGTAGAAGCCGAGCGTGCGTACTTTCAGACAATGATTGAGTATATAATTAAATTAAGGAAACTTAAATTAGGCGGGGAATAATACCGTGTATATTTAAGATATAATAAATTTATGAACAAGTTATTTATCGGTGCAACTAAAAGTGTCATTGACGAACAAAACAAACTTATCGTCGGTGCTGTCGGTTCTAACGGAATTATTGACAGGCACGGCGAAAGCCTTAATCCAATGGGTTGGATTTTAGACAATTACCTAAAAAACCCAGTTATTCTATTCGCACATGACTATTCGTCCTTACCAATTGGCAAGGCAGTCAAGGTTTGGATTGAGAATAAACAGTTGATGTTTACTATACAGTTTGCCGATACCCCGATGGCTAACCAAGTGTTTGACCTATTCAAAGGGGGTTTTCTAAACGCATTTTCAGTCGGATTTATACCCACCAAGTTTGGTGTGAGTGGAAACGACGAATACACATACATGGAACAAGAGTTACTTGAACTTTCAGCCGTCCCCGTTCCTGCTAACCCCGAAGCGTTAGCCAATGCCGAAGTAATGGCAAGGATTAAAGCACTAGACGATATGGCTAAAAAAGAAGTTGAAGAACAAAAAAAAGATGAACCAACAGCCGAAGAACCCAAAATTGAAGAACCAAAAGCAGACGAACCAAAAGAACCAGTCGTTGAAGAACCAGTTGTACCCACAGAACCTACCGTTGATGTACAAGAGGGTGGCAATAGCGATAATGATGTACAAGATAACGGGGAAACAACAGACGATACCGTTTTAGCCGAAGACAAAGACAAAATTGTTAAAGAAAACTTTGACGCCGAAGACTTTTTACGAAAACTTAAAGGTGAACGTGGCAAAGTACAGGACGCCGAACGCTTGGCAGTGCTTAAAGGTATACAAGGGGCTTTCCGTGAACAAGACAAAAAGATTGGTCTTATTTTATTAGAGTTAAAAAATTTGTTATTGAAAGGTGGTGAATAGATTAAACTAAACTATGAACGAACAAGAAAAACTAATGCAAGAAATCGTTGATAAAAGTGCCGAAAAAGTATTGTCTTCTTTGCCAAACAGAAAAGACGTATTTGCCGACGCTAATAAAAACGACGTTATTGAAGCCAAACAAAAATCAGCCGACTTTATAAAGGCTGTTTATGCTAATGACTTGGCAAAAGTTAAGGCTCTTTCAGAGGGAACATCGACCGAGGGTAAAGAACTCGTACCAGAGTACTTTGCAAACGAGATTGTTCGCCTTGCTCCTAACTACGGAGTAGTAAGAAAATATGCTAGAAACTTTGTAATGCCCGCACCTACAGTAAGAATACCTACAGCGTCAACCGTGACTGCTTACCGAGTAGCCGAGAAATCAGCTATAACCGCAAGTATGCCAGCGACTAACCAAGTAGTATTAACTGCTAAAAAAGTGGCTGTTTTAATTCCAATGTCCAATGAGTTGTTAAAAGACGCAAGCGTTAACACAGTTGATTTATTAACTACGTTATCCGCCGAAGCTTTATCAAAGCATGAAGACCTTTGGGGTTTTAACGGTACGACAGGCACAGAGGGTATCTTCTTGAACAGCTATGTACCCCCTTACACCATGACCAGTGGAATGGACGACTATACAGACGTCACAGCCGACGATTTGTTAGGCGCTCTTTCCTTACTTGATGAAAGTGCGTTAAGTGGTGCTAAGTGGTATATGTCTTTCGCAATCTTTAATATAATTAGAGGTTTGAAAGATACTTACGGTAGATATATTGTCCAAGAACCCGCAGGTGGACAGCCAGCAACCTTATGGAATTTGCCAATTGTTTTCGTACGCACAATGCCTAAACCAAGTGACCAAGGCTCACACGCTAATAAACCATTTATTGCCGTTGGAGATTTAAGTTACATGATTTTTGGTGATATGCGACAATACGAAATTTCCATTTCTAAAGACGCTACTATAGTGGACACCGACGGTTCAACAACCATCAACCTGTTCCAACAGGATATGTCCGCCGTAAGAGTTATTGAAAGAGTGGATATTGAGTTAGCAGAACCCGCAAAGGCTTTCGCAGTTGTTAAGACACACGCTTAATAATTGACCGCATGGTGTTCAAGCGCTTGGACGCCATCGGTTAGTTATCAAACAGTAAACCAAAGGGGGTGAAACTTATGATTAAAGTAAAAATGTTAGCTACATGCGTATATGAACATGCTTATTACACCGCAGGGTGTGAGTATGAACTTACTGATGGAATTTTTGAAAATTTCCAAGGTAAGTGCGTGGTCATAAATAAAACATCCGTTGTTGAGGCTGATAAACCTGTTAAAAAGGTTATTCGTGCAGGTAAAACAACCGCTATGAAAAGCGAAGAAGTTGAAAAAAAGGACAAATAATTTATGCCTACGACACCAAGTTCTAAGTCGTCACTTCAATTTTGGAGTGGCTATACAGCATTAACATACAGCGATATTCAAACCTTTTTGGGTAAAACTCTAACAACTGCCGAACAATCCCTTGTTACGTCAATTATTGCAGTTAAAGAGGTTGAGTTTGCCAAGAGGTGTAAACGTAATTTCTTGGACAGTTCCACTAATTACTATGTTGAAAAAGTAGACGCAGGGCAACAGAAAATATACTTGCGTAATTTCCCAATTCACGAAGTACTTAAAATATCGCTTGACGGCACAATCGTGCTTTACGACAAAACACAATCAACCAACCAGTACACACTTGGAGTTGATTTTGCGGTGTCGCCCGTCGCCTTAATCTTTAACACTGTTCCATACTCAATGAAGAACTTTAACGTGATGGCATTAAGCATTGAGTACGATATTGAAACAGTGGTTAACGAGGACATCAAAGACATCATAAAAAAGATGGTGGCGGTGGAGTTTTGCAGTAAACAGTACGGCGGTATCACACCAACATCGTTAAATGCAAACGGTATACAAATTAGTTTTGGTGTTGATGGTTTCACAAAGGAAATTGAAAGCGCCGTGTATAGATACAGGGCTTTCACTTTATAAGCCATGTACATGACAAATAGCCTTATAAGCATAAAAAAAATGGGTGGGTATTACTACGACTTGAAAAAGCAGGTTTCAATACCTAACTTAAACGCCTACCTAAACCCCGCAGACAACAAAGTATTGGCGCTATACCCCGACTTGCCTGTTGGTCAAACATTCGCCTACATTATCGTTAACGACACCATAGATAAAATACCCCCTGAAAGTGAGTTTGAAGTCACGGGCGCTGACACAAGCGGTTTAACCGTTGGTGATAAGTTCCAAACACTTGAACTTGCCAAAAAGAGTATTTTATTCGGGCAAACAATCTTTACAGGATTGTGCGTTAAACAATAATGGCATACGAAGTAATACTAAAAGGATTTAACACTTTGGCTAACGGCTTAAACAACGCCAAGACCGTTATTGATAATGCCAACAAAGCCATGATGGAAAAGGCAACACTTATGGTGCAAGCCGAAGCAAAGGTACTTTCCCCTGTTGATACTGGAACATTAAGACGTTCTATAACCCGAAAAGTTGAACAAAATAACGGCATGTATATCGGTCGTGTTGGCACAAACATCAAGTATGCCCCCTACCAAGAGTATGGGACAAAGCGGGGCGTACCTGCAAAGATGTACTTACACGGGGCGCTCGCTAAAATGCAGGCAAATAAAGATATAATAAAAGAGTTAGGACAAAAAATTTTAGACGGAATAATTAAATGATTTACGATAATATAATTGCACAACTTAAAGCCATAGCAACAGCAAATACAGCCTTAAAAGTGGTTTACGATGTGTTGCCAAAAGCAACAACCGCCTACCCGTATTGTGCAATCATTCCAACAAACTACACAGACAGTTACCAAAGCACCCGTGACATGCGAAGAAATTACACAATAACTTTGTACCTTTTTTCAAACTTAACCGACAATTACGAAGACGGGCAGAAACAGTTGCGTGATATTGTGGACGATTTAACCGACAGCATTGAAGCCGATGTAACCTTGGCAGGAACAGTTGACTTTGTGGCGTCCGTACAAGGCGCTTTGAAGTTTGCTACCCGTGAAGCACCTTTATTTGTGGCTGAAATAACGGTTGTAGCAAGTAAGCTAATTAGCAGGTTTTAACAGGTATAATTGAATTATGTACAGTTATAAATACATAGGTGACATTGAGGTAGCAATCATGGGTTTTGGCACGGTTAAGCCAAATGAAGTGATTTGTACTGATTTTATAATTAACCACCCGCTTTTCGTCGCTGAAACAGAAAAAGAAGTTAAGCAGGGTACAAAATTACGAAAGGTTAATGCTAAAATATAAATATGAGTAGTATTGAAGGAATATTAAGTCAAATATCAATCGCCAAGGAAAGTGCTTACGGTACACCCGTAACACCAACTATTTCACTACCTGTAAAGGAAAGTGACGGTATTCAAACCAACCAAGATGTTGTTGCAATTGAAGCAATCAAAGGCACAGCACCTAAAAATAAAGGTTTTTTCAAAGGTAAAAGAACTTATGAGGGTGGTTTTGACACCGATTTATACCCACAGAATTTAGGTTTAATCTTTTTATCCGCTCTTGGTGCTGTCCAAACAGCAGTTGCCAACGGTGAAACAATCGTTTACAACCATACATTTACAGAAACAGTTGCCAAAAAATCATTAACAGTTGAGCAAAAGATTGGTTCTTTAACCAAAAGATTTGCAGGTTTCATCGTTAAATCAATCAAAATGGCAGGTAAGGTTGGCGAAACAATCAGTTTATCCTTTGAGGGTATCGGTAAAACAAGTGCAGACGCAACCGCAATCACCGCTTCTTACGAAACCACAAGACCTTTTAACTTTAACGACGTTGCAAGTCTTAAAATCGCAACTGTTGATTACAAGGCATTTATTGAAGACTTTGAATTGACTTACGACAACAACCTTGACGTATTTCATTCAATGGGTGCTGTTGACGCTTCTGTTCCTTACGTTAAACCAAGTGAAGTCAAAGGAAAGTTCACACTTTACCTTGACAGCACAACCGATGATTTGTTAACCCAATTTGAAGCTGTTACCGAGGGTGCAATTGAATTAACCCTTACAGGTGACGCAGTAGGTTCAGCAAGTCACTATGGATTAGTATTAACACTTCCAAAATGTGCAATTAAGAAGTTTGAAACTAAACTATCGTTCGGTTACAACGCTATTTCATTGGAATTTGAAGCCCGTGAAGACAGCGCAAGTGGCTTAATCCAAATAGTCGTCACAAATACTGTAACTTCTTTATAGTTAGTGATATACTAATATCATTATGCAAATAACTTTAACTAACGGCTATATAGTCAATTTACGAGATGGTATAAACTTTGGACAAAGACGCAAGTTGCTTGCTCCTATGTTTGACGGCATTAAGATTGACGCAATAAATGGTTCAGTTAACACTTCAGAACTTACAGGCAAATACCTTTTTGATATGCAAGACCGTGCATTTGATGTATTGGTCATTTCCATTGTTAAACCTGATGGCACAGCCGTGACCGAGGGCTTAAAAGAAATGGTATGTGACTTTTCAGAAGAAGACGGAGAAACCATCTATAACGCAGTTTCCAAGATAGCCAAACTTGAAAGCAAACCCCAAACAGCAGGGGAAAAAAAAAGCTAAACTAGCGCTGTATAAATCATTCCTTGGCAAAGCACACATTCCCGCAGAATACGAAGTTGCATTTTTATGCGACATTTTACATATTCCCTTTACCGAACTTGAAAAACAGCCATTTGATTGGGTATTAACGCAGGCAGAATACTACCAAGTGAAAAGTGAAGCCGAGGCAGACAAAGCAAGAAGTGAAGCCCCAAAACCCCAAAGAAACTAATTAAAAGCCCGAAAACGATATAATAGATTTATATGAACGAGCAAACAATTCTTGAAGTTTTAATACGTGCAAAAGACGAAGCAAGCGTTGTGATGAACAATGTCGCTAACCAAACAAACAAAGTTGGTGGCTCTTTGCAAGCCATGGGCAAGAATTTAGCAACAGCAGGTGGCATAATCACAGGCATAGGGCTTGCGGGCGTTGCCATGATGACTGATTGGGTCGGCAAGGCGTCCGAAGCACAAAAGGTAACTGCACAGCTTGAAGCCGTCCTAAACTCAACCAAGGGCGTTGCAGGCATGACAAAAGATAGTGTTTTGCAGTTGGCTGATAGTTTAAGCAAGGTTACCCCATACGAAGACGAAGCAATTACGAGTGCTGAAAGTATGCTTTTGACATTCACTAAAGTCGGCAAAGACATTTTTCCACAAGCAACCGAAACCATTTTGAACATGTCCACAGCGTTAGGACAAGACTTGCAGGGTTCAGCAATCCAACTTGGTAAAGCATTAAATGACCCAATAAGAGGTATCACAGCATTACGACGTGTCGGTGTTTCCTTTTCAGCAGACCAAGAGAAAATGATTACATCGCTTGTAAAAAGCGGTAAAACCCTTGAAGCACAAAAGCTAATACTCACAGAACTTGCAACAGAATTCGGCGGGTCGGCTCGTAAGGCAGGCGAAACATTTGCAGGTCAAATGACTATTCTTAACACCAAACTAGATAACATCAAGGAAACATTGGGCGGTGCATTATTGCCTATACTGACGCCATTTGTTGAAAAGTTAAGTACATTGGCTGACAAAATTGCGTCGTTAAATCCAAAGACACTTGAAATGGGTGTTAAGTTTTTTGCATTATTTTCAATAATCATGGTCGTTGTTGGCGCTGTAATGACGATGGTTGGCGTACTTTCCATGATGGCAACTATCGCAACCGCAGTGGGTGTTGGTCTTGGAACAATTGTTTTGATTGTTGGCGGGGTGATTGTAGCTGTCGTTGCTTTAATTGCGATTGGCTACCTGTTATATAAATCGTGGACTGAAAACACAAATGGATTTAGGGACAAGGTACAGGGTGTTTTTGCATGGATTAAGACTGCATTTGCCAACGTGGTGACATTTTTGGGTCAAGTGTGGCAAACTATCGTAACCACGTTCAATAACGCCGTAGCGTTCGTCACAGGCATACCAACGGCTATTTCAAACATAGTAACGGCAATCGGCTTGTTCTTCACAAACCTTTTAACATCAATTGGTAATTTCATTACACAAGCGATAACTTTTTTTGCAAACTTGCCTTTTATGATTATTCAAGGGCTTATTGATTTAATTTTCGTGCAAATACCCTACTACTTTGGTTTTTTGAAAGGCTATCTTGAAACCGCAGTGCCAATTTTAGTAAGTAACGTCATCGCTTGGTTTAAGATGTTGCCCGACAGGATAAAGCAATTCTTTGCTGATTTAGCGGTCAACGCACTTGAAACCTTTATGAAGTTTCATACAGACCTGCTTAATGCTGTAACCACCTTGGTTAAGAACGTAATTGCATGGTTCACACAGCTTTGGAATGACGTTGTTGCCTTATTTATTCGCATAGGACAGGGCATAATTGCAGGTTTTACAAACGCATGGACTTGGATAACAACCGAGATACCCGCATGGGGCAAACGAGTTGGCGACTTCTTAAAGGATTTACCCACAATCTTGGGCAACATTTTTGAAGACGCAAAGCAGGCTGTTATCAACAAACTGACCGAAGCATGGAACAAAGTCAAAGAAATTTGGGACAATATCAAAAAAGTGTTTTCAGACCTTATAAACAAAGCAGGTGAAGCCAACAAAGCGGGCGAAAGCGCAGGAAAATCAAGCGGTGGTAAAAATAAACTGTTTGGTGGCTGGATACCCGAAACAGGAATGTACCGATTACACCAAGGTGAGTACGTCATGTCCCGTTCAATGCTAAGAGGCAATCAAATGAGCGACAACCGAGTTACAAATGCACAAAAGACAATTAACCTAAACGCAATCGTCAATTCGCCAACCGATTTTGACGTTGTGCTTAACAAGTTGAGTTGGGCATTGAATAATAGTTACTAAATATGATTACAAAAATAAAAGTAGGAAATTTACTAATAGATAACACAGTTACAAGCGGATATTTCGTTAAAGAACTTTTAACAATGGGCGCAGGTACAAAGTATTCTGTTGCCGAGTTGCTATCAAGGCATGGTGCAAAACTAGGAAACGCAGTTTATAAAAACAAGTCAATTGCCATAACAGTTTTAATTGTTGGCGATGACGCTGACGACATGCTTGATAAGAGAAATGTTTTACTTAAAGAGTTGCAACTAAACAACTATTCGGACGACGATAAAATCAAAGTCATTTTCTACATGGCAAATGGCGGTGTTATAAGCACTTATGGCATTGTAAAAGACATCAATGTTGATATTAACAACGAGACTGTCGGTGCTTCACAAATTAACTTTATGATTGAAACCGAAAAGCCGTTTTTCTTATCAGAAACCATTTACCAAAAGACTGTTATTGTCACAAAAGGTGGTGGTTGTGCTGTTCCTATGACAATACCGTTGGATATGTCCAAAGGCTCAACAGGCTATACAAACCTAATTGGTGGCGGTAACGCATTTACATACCCCGTGTTTAGATTTGTTGGTCAACTGACAAACCCTGTTTTAACACACATTTCAAGCGCCAAAACCATGTCGTTAACGGCAACAACAATCGGTGCGGGTACTTACATTGAGTTTGATACCTACAACCGCACAGTCTTGGATAATACGGGGGCAAACAAATTAGACAAAATGGCGGGTGACTTCTTGGTTATCCAACCCGACAATAACAACTTTTCGCTTGCCACGGATAACGCAGGCGACACGGGTTACATACTGGTAACCTACCAAGACGCCTATGCTACAATTTAAGGTTTTAGCTAAAAATAAAGCACTAACAAGCCAATACGAACTGCCTGTATCGGGCGGTCAAATAACATGGGCTAAAAACAGCGTGAATGTCGCAAACCTTACCGTTGATTTGAAGTACCTGCAAGATTACTTGGTTTTGCAATCCACAACAGCTAAAAACCTGTTTGAAAGCGGTTGGCTTAACATTTACATTTACTACGGCACGACATTGATATTTGCAGGCTATTTGTCCGACATTACATACGCCCAAAGCGAGCAAGGCGGTAGCATTTCACTAACTGTTAAATCTTGGCTTGGGTATTTTGAAAACAGATTTTACACAGCAACCATCGCAGGCACAGACGCAGGCACAATTGCATGGAACGCCATAAACAGTGCCAACGATATTGGCATTACATCGGGTTCAATAACCACAACTAAAAGTCGTGACCGAACTTATAGATATGACGACATCGCCAAGATTGTTCAAGGGCTTTCGGCTGATAACTTGGCAAGTGGTTATGATTTTGAAATTACAGACGCCAAGGTATTTAACGTGTATTCAGCAATCGGCGCTTCAAAGCCCTATGTTAAGTTTGATGACTTCAATGTTATTTCGTACAACCTGCAAGTCGGTCTTGTTGGTTCAGTCTTTAACAGGGGCATAATTTTAGGTGCGGGCGACGGTGATTTACAATTGGTACAAACATATAGTGCAGGTGTGTCGCCTTACGAAAACAATTGGTATATTCAACAGCTACTTTTGACCGACACAACAATACTTGAAACAACCACCCTGTTGGACAAAATCACACAAGCAATTACAAACAGCAAAGACCCGTTGAGAACGCTAACGCTTCAAGCAAGTGCAGAAACTTTCCTTGATTATGTTGTTGGTGACACGGTGAGTATAAATTTACCGAAAGCGGAACTGGCGACAACACGTCGTATAACCAAAAAGGCATTAACCTTTGGTGATAACAACGTGGTTGACCTTGAATTTGCTATATGACAAATTTTGTTGAAATTATAAAAGATTTAATAAAAAGAGTTTCAGACCTTGAACGAAAACCAACACTTATGAAGTGGGTCGTGAACACTGATGGCACTAACATTACGTTTGATATGTCCAAAGGCACACGCCACAGCATTACAGTTTCAGTCACGGGGCGCACATTCCTTGTTTCAAATGCGGTTGAGGGTATGGTCTTTGTTGTCCGAGTTAAACAACCCGCAGGCGGTTCGTGTGCAGTAAATTGGTTTGCAGGCATTACTTGGGCAGGCGGTTCAATACCGACTTTAACAGCAACAGGTAATAAAGCCGACGAATTTATATTTATTTGCACAGGAACAAACACTTATGACGGTTTCGTCGTAGGTTTGAACATATAAATGATTTTCAAACAGGGTGTTATTTTAATTTGGGCAGGTACAAACGCTTCAATACCAACAGGTTGGACACGGGAAACAGGTCTTGACGGCGTGTTTCCAAAGGGAACTGCCAACGCAACAAACCCTGATGTTACAAACACAGGTGGAAACGCAACGCATACACACACGTCACCACAGCATAATCACACAATGGCAAACCATGTGCATGCAATCCAAGTGTCCGCAACAACAGCGTCCCCTACTTCCAACAATGCAGGCGCAGGTACAGGACATGCCCAAAATAAACACACACACGCAAGTTTCAATTCGGGCAACCCGTCATCGGTAACAGTCGGTCAAACAGCGTTAAGTTACGGCTCAATGTCAAACAACCCACCTTATTACGAGGTAATTTATATAAAACCAAGTGCTGATACCGACACACTTCCGAATAGTGTTATTTATCTTGCAGACACAACATATACAATCCCGACAGGTCATTACGCTTGCGGTGGGGCTAATTCAACGCCCAACCTTGCAAATATTTACCCAAGAGGTGCGGGAACAAGTGGAAATGCAGGTGGTACAGGTGGCGCAACAGCAAATACACACGATATAAGCCACGCACATACAGTTTCACATCAACATGCAAGTGCTACATCGGGAAACGCTACTTTAGGCGGTGTTGCAACGTCGGCACACGAAGCGTCGGTTGCTTATGCACATACGCATGCCATAACTCTTAACGCTGACACAACTGCAACAGGCACAACGTCGTTATCTTTAACGCCAAGTGAAGTTGTCGAGCCTGCTTACACCAAGTTGTTGGCGGTACAAAAACAATCGGGCAGTGTTTCTTTAGGCATGATAGCAATGTGGGGTGGGACACTTGCAAACATTCCAAGTGGTTGGATACTTTGCGACGGTTCAGCAACAACAGTTGATATGCGAAGTCGTTACCTGAAACTAACTGCAACACAATCAGAGGCGGGAAACACAGGGGGTGCAAACTCACATACACATGCTTCACAAAACCACGCACATACAAACATTGCCCACACGCACGGCATACCACAGCAAACGCACACCGCCACATCAACAGTTGGCGACGGCTCAACCTATTATGGTGAGCCTGCAACCGCAGTACACGCCACCGCAACATCGGGTTCAGCCAATTACTCTTTGGATAATGCGGGAACAACTGCCGACAGTTCAAGCAATGAGCCGTTGTACAAGACCTTGGCGTTTATAAAATTAGTATCAACAGGCAGTACGGGTTCACCAATGTTGCTAAAAATGCTTTGATTTTGGATATAATAGACTTATGGACGAATTAAAAGATTATATTGCTAAGCAAAAGAAGAAACTTGCGGTTTTTAGTACCACAAGTGAAGCGGACGACAGGATTACAATAACATTGAAGCAATTTGACGTTGATTATGGCACTGAAATTGAGCCTAAACAGGCGTATATTTCAAAGGCAGACTTAAACAAAGCTAAGGACGAATTGCAGAAAAAGATAGCTAATATAAATTTTATTTTGACTAATACAGGAGTAACCGCATTATGAGTAAATACATTTCTATAAGGTCGGGTGCTACAGCCTTAACCGAACAACAGGTTGCACACTTTGATT